CTTACGTTTATAGAACGAATTTCTGGGTACACGACTCTTACCTTTGTAAGTTAAGAAGTCATAATCATTCTTACTAAAATGTGCTTTCATAGCACAATACATTAAATAAACGTCAATCGGTTCCATTGTCTAGATTGGTAATTGTGCTTGCCTCGGCAAGAAATTTAAGTCTCTTGCATTTGCTTCGATCTTTTCTTTAAGACCCTTTGAGATAAGAGAGCTGACAGACTCAGGTTCAATACCCTCTTTTTCGCAATAATGTAAAACAGCATCCATATGAGTAATATGCTTCTCTTTTGCAATGTTCTCAATTGCAATTGTAAAATTTTTTGTTGTGATTAAAGCCATTGGTATCATTTGTATCCTTCATTATATTAAGTTGGGGGGCTAACCATGGCCCCCCACGGATGTATTACGGCATCACCCGTTATGCTTATTTACGCAGAACGTAGAGCGGCATAACCAGCTGCAACAACAGCACGGCGTGGTGTACCCAAACGATACTTCATGTAGGTTTCACCATCAAAAGACGATACACGCTTATTCAGATAGATAGAATAACCTTCTAAACGTAGTTTACTGATCACCGCACGAACATTCTTAACACCATAACGTGCTGAAATCTGTTTTGCGGTAAGTTCTGCACCATTCTTTAGTGCATTAGCGACCTTAGCGGTCTGAGTAGTAGTAGTAACCATAGTATAATTCATCCTTTCAAGATGATAACAATATCATCAGTGACATTGTTTATAGAGTATAACATAATAATATCTACTTGTCAACTCCTTTTTTCAATAAAGTGGTGGGTTATTCTGTTACTAGGAAACCCACCGAAACCCTATCCAACTACGCTGCTAGAGCGTAATCTTGAGATGCAAAATTATCATTCGCATTTACTAATTTGACCAATAACGCAGTCATCCGACAATTCTCCACTCATCCGTCCCTGCCTGTCGATCCTATTTCGCCCCCATCAAAAGAAGACTAAGTAAATTATACCGGCAAGTAAGGTTATGTCTGCACATATGCTCCAAAGAATATATGCTTTAAACATCCACTTACTTACCTCTCGTACTAGAGGGTTCTTCATCAGAATCCCCTATCATTGACCTAACCATATTAGTCTCCTTTTGGTGGAGGCGGTGGGTACTGCCCCCACGTCCAGTTCAGCTATCAATTCGTATCATCAAATTGTATCTTATTTATAACACACGGGGACTAATAAGTCAAGTGCCTTATTGGCATTCCTTTAATTTTTTCTGCGTTAGGCATTAGAACTGCATTCATGCCTTGACTAAGAATGCACATTTTATCACCCACCAGTTCTACCACTGTAGTTGTTCCAGTATTCTCGTTTATCCAGAATCCAATACCAGTTTTGTGTTCTGATTCCATCCACGCAGCTGCGGGAACCTCATTAAACTCTTTAATCTTTTTAAGAACTTGTTTTATAGGTCCACATACCACAGGTTTATTTACCATCACAAAATCGGGTAAGTCTTCTAAAATTTCTGGTTCTGGAATTGTTTCTTGCGCTAAGGTTTGATTACCCATTAACAGAAACACTGCCAGTACTGCTACTAGATGTTTCATTCTGTTTGCTCCATTCTGCAACGGTTTCCACTAGAGCATCAAGGTATTCGTGTTTGTCTCTTACAAACTCTTGGACAGTTCCATCCTCTGTTACTACTAAAATCACTACCTGAGAGATTTCTATGCCAGTTCGTTCTCCGAACATCTCTGCATATGCAGAACCTTGAATGTAATAATTCTCATTCCATTCATCTTTACGCTCTTTGGTTGACGTTTTAAAATCTATAATAGACGGTACACCATTGTACTCTGCGATACAGTCAACCCTTCCCGCTACCTTATATTTATCACTATAGAGTCCTGCTTCTTGTGCATAGATGTTATCAATATTGCATAACACCGACTTTAATTGACTAAAAAGACAATATGGTAAGAAATTCTTCTTGTGTTCTGCCCACTTGGATGGATAATTGGACTCCATGTTGTTGAGGTAGTCCTCACACATGTGGTGAACCTTAGTGCCACGATTAGCAGCAGTTCGTGCGACATGGTTGGCAACTTCATTACCTACCCTCTTACGCCACTCCATCAGCCCCTTCTTGTTACGGACTGATAGGACTGTTGTGATTGATGGGTACTTGTTACCCTCTGGTGTTGCGTATAGACGCACACCGTTATTGTTAGTTGCCTTTATGGGTTGCAACTCTACCCCTACATGATTAAACATTATTTATCTGACTCTTCATCATTTTTATCAATATCTTTTTTCTTTAAATATTCTATAGAATATTCATTAGGAATTTTACCAAAACCCACAGTACGATCCCATTGTCTTTGGGTATAATAATTTGGAAGTTTTAGGTCTTTATCCATTTTTCATTATGCCAATGCACGAATCCTTACTACTAGTCTATCTGCTCTATTGGTGACCTGTTTGTACCAACCGCTGTCTACCATCTCATCTGCTGCCTCATTCCAATTACGAGAATCGACACCACGTTTCATACCTTTAAATTTGCTCAAACGAGGACGCCCCATATTGAACATCATATTAGCAATTACTTGTTGAGCTTCCTCTGGCAAATCTTCAAAGTCTTCGTAAAGGATGTTGCAGTCTGACAGGACGTTTTCGCAATCCTGTTCGAAGGCCTCAATGACTCTGGACTCACTGACGGGAGTTCCGATTTCATCAGCATATTCGGGGTCAGACTCAAGGACAAGATGGCCAACGCCAAAAGTAGCATAACCCAAATGATCGTTATATACCTCATATTTCACACCCTCGTCTATTTCTAGTTGTTCTCTTAGTACTTGTAAGTCCATTATTCCATTCCTATCCCAAGCTTAATCTTATTAATGAGATAACTACGAACGAAGCCACTACGGACAATATCACCGATAGTAAACTCAGTACAGTTAAACTCATCCATCTCCTCAAGAATTCTGAGGAAGTCATGTAATCCATTTTTTTCATTTGTCCTTTGTAAATCAGATTGATCAAAGTCACCACAGAACATAATCTTTGAATCCTGACCGACACGGGTGACAATAGTATCCAGCTCATGAAAATTCATATTCTGACATTCATCCACTATAATGATTGCGTTATCAAATGTCAACCCCCTTAGAAAAGAAGTTGATAGGAAGTGGAGTGTACCCTGTCCTTTGAGGCGATCATATAAATTATTGAATGCCTGTTCATTGGGTTGTTCGAACATGAACTGTACCATGTTCTGATATGGCACCTGATAGAGTGCAGCCTTGTCTTCCTCATCACCCGGCAGGAAACCAATTTCCCGTGTGGGAATAAGAGAACGAACCAGAATTACCTTCTCGTACTTACTCTTCAAATCCATGACTGCTTGCATTGCAAGGAACAACGCACTAAACGTCTTACCTGTACCCGCAGCACCAAATAGAAATTGGTTCTTACCCTTCTTGAACGAATCAAATACCACCGTCTGATTATCAGTGATGGGTTTAATCGCTACTAGATTGTTGTGATTGATCTCTTTGTTCTTCTTAGCGCTTGCCATTATATATCCTTAAAAAGTAGGGAGAGGGGGGCGAACCCCCCTCTGATGCATTGCCGGAGTGACTTCCCAGCTTCCATTGACGCTGTGCATCAGTGCTGAAGTTTGATTTCTCGGCAGCATCAATTCTATTTATACTATATAACACCATGTTTTTTCAAAACCTGTCGTGTTCTAATATCTTTAACAGATTTTGAAGCACTGGGTGCATATCGATCTGCTATAGGAGTGCCCGGATGTGATTCAGCAATCCGTTGAAGGTTCTCTGTCATACCATTATCTTGTTTTGGACCAACGCCCATAAGATGATCACCAACAGTAGCAAACCCGCCGGGGATTTGACTAATATGTGGGTTATTAATTAGGTATTCTTCACGTTCAGAATTAGGCATCATATCATCCCATTCTTTTTTTGTCTTGCTATCATAAAATGTATATGTTGGCATTATAAATCTAACTCCAATTGTTTAGGATGACTACCGAGCATTGCCACCTTACGTTCCAGTTCTTCTATTCGTTGATATAAATTTCGTTCTATACTGGTCAATCCGGGTCTTGTACCGGGTCGAGGTGTAATTATTTTGTCCTCAAGCATTCGCCGAGCCATGTAATTCTGATAACTCTCTCGATGCATTAAACCACCCCGGTATATCTCTGCATTTCCACTTTGCAAAGTATGACTTCTCTTCTATATAGTATTTCTGATAAGCAAGCACTGTGTCCTCAACTTTGCACTCTTCAGGCATACATTGAGGTGGATCACTGAAATCACCGTGAGTAATATTCTTAGG